TTTCACCGCATCCCACCATGTAGATGGAAAATAGACGGTCGGGCCGGGCTCTTCGGTTGTCGTTTCCTCTTCGTAGCCGGCGAAGAAGTTTTTTAGTACAAATACAAACGAGTTCGACACATATTCAAACTGTACCCTTAAGTCCATTTCTCTCAACTGGTACTCTGGCAGTTCTATACAAATCGTTTTGAGTACCTTCTGCAAGGAGATGCTTTGAACCGACTCCCTGTCAGGATACATCCCGAACTCATTATAAACTTTAGGTTGAGCCATTGTCCACCCCCTGATAGAAACACTGTTTAACCTCATCAGGATAACAGCGGTTGCAGAACGGTTTCCCGCAGGGATTGCCCGGCCCGTGCTTGGCGTGGAACTCCTCTTCGATGATACGAAGCGACTCGCTGGGTTGGCGGGTCTTTGCCTCTTCTGCCTCCGTGTGGATGTGCGGCTTCGGGTTCGTGCAGTAGGGACAGGTAAAATCGGAGTTGGGTAGCTTCATCCCCTTGACGATACACTCAAGGGCGAATTCGAGGCCCTTGGCGTAATGCCACATTCTACCAAAGTCGCCTTCCAAATCTACACCATCCCCTGAATATATCTCATCTGCGTGGCTCTTCATCTTAAACCTCCTGTATGCGACTTGGTTGCTTCGTTAAGTGCCAGTCCCGACAATGGGGACAATGGTAAATCCTGATCTCATACCCGCTCATCCTCTCTGACGCGCCGGCCGCGCCGAGTGCTGATTTTTTCGTACTGTGCCGCCGCTTCCTCGCCACGAAGCAATGGCCTCCCTTGTTCGGGACCGGGCTCGGCCGGGGCTTCCTCTTTCTCATGACGGTCTCCAGGTGCTTCGATACGGAGCCCTGATCACCTGGGCGGAGTGGCGCCAGTCAGTTTGAGCTTGCCCTTTCGCGGGGGTAATGAGCGCCAGCCCTTCGCCCGCTCCAATCAACATGTATTCCCCCGCCTCAACAGGGTGAGAGTATCGATTCTTGTCCGGCTTATCCTGAAACCGCTCGTCACCTGCAACCTGCACGCGCTTGTAGCAATACCCTCCGGCGAGGCCCTTCCGTGTGACTTTCAGCGTAGGGGAGATTATCAGCCCTGGCTTTCCATCTATCAGCCTACTAAGGACATTGCCGAGCGCCCCATGCCTGAGCGTCGGATCGTTGGACGGCGCCGGCATGGCAGTAAGTGGGACGCCTTCGTCTTTCAGGGACGTGTTGAAAATATCGAATGGTGTTGATTCGTCAGTCTGAGCTTCTGCCATCCCTGCCGGGTCACCATAAGGAACCTCAAACTTGAATCCGGGGAAGGTAGCAGAGACGAACCGGGCGAATTCCCGGCCGAAGTTCTTGGCGCCCATGTGCTCGGTCACCAGCTCATGCGTCCAGATCCACCGACCATTGGGTAATCGCTGCCCGAAGATCGCCGCAGGGGTGAGCCCCCAGTCTATCCCGACTCGTATAGGTAATCCCTGCACCGGGTGCAGGGTTTCGTGGGAGCAGTGAATCGCGTCGATATACTCAGGGATGACCGGCCTGCCCTCCTGGACGAAACCTATCTGATTACAGTAATAAACCCGGATGTAATCGTCTTTCTTGCCAGCCATACGAGTTGAATAATAATCCGACTCGTTGAGGTTTTCGACGTTCTCAGCTCCAGGGTTAGGAGTGAACCGCCCTTCTTTCTCGACGAGACCGCCAGGCTGTACGAAGAAATCCCATCCAGGCGGAGGCTCCTGCTCCAAAAGATACCACCAATGATCATCGTCCATTGAGTTGGTATCCATCATCACGCCGCGGTAGGTACAGCCACCCATATCTTTCGGCGGGTACTGGCCAACGCGGTCGCCGAGCACGTCAATAACCACTTTTGGGATCTCCTTCGCCTCATTGACCCACGCGCCGGTCACTTCAAGAGACAGCAGCTTCCGAACATCCCGCGGCCGGTCGAGTGCTCGGAAAAGGACATCCATGTGGAGCCCTGGTAATCGTATCTCGTGGATCATGTCATTCGTGGAAATCTCTCCGAAATCATCAGGTGGGAAACATCGTTGCCATGTGGCTATTGTGGTATCACTCAATTCTCGGTACGTTGAGCGGACAACCACCCATCGGCTGTAGCGTGTACCGTCAGGTGCCGGCTTCTGGGCGAGAGCCCGCCTCATTATTTCGTTGCACATTGCGGTTGACTTGCCGGATCGGACAGGCCCGCGGACTCCACGGTAAAAAGCATTGGATAGGTGAAACAGGGAGAGGGTGTAAGTGGCGTTATAGTTAATCTTTGTTCCCATCCTTGGCACCTTTGGCCGCATCAGGGTGAATATTAAAAGTGAATTCTATCGGGGTCCCGTCTTTGCCGGACAGTTCATGCTCCTGTTTATCTACCCACCCAAAATTGTTCTTGAGGGCAAATTCTACACCATGAGAACTCTTGGCACTAACCAAGCTTTCTTCATAAAACATTTCTACTTTTTGTTTCGCGCGCGTAATCGTGTTACAAAACTCTTTGCTTTTATGCTGGTAATCTATGAGCCCTTTCCGTGTCAGCCCTAAATGGAGGGCCAATCCTGTGACGGTATAGGGTCTGTTTTGATAAGTCACTGTACTCATGGTCACCTTGCCATCTTTGTCTGTAGTTTCGGTAACTTTATCCACCCAACACGACTGGAAATAGTCTTCTGCTTTGGCTTCTATATCGTTCGCGGCTCTATATTTAACAGGTCTTGCCATTTTCCATCTCAATGGTATATGTTTTGCCTACGATAAAAAGAGTTATGTCCGATGCGAATTTTTGCATGTACGTAGAAAGGTATTCGTTTATTTTTGAACAAACTAATATCAGTTTTGGTTTAATCCCATGAGCAGATTCATAGACTATGCCATATAATTGTAACTGGGCAACTCCTGATATTATTTGGACAATCGAATTAGATGCGGGGACTTTGCACTCGATTAGATAATGATCTCCGCCATTAATCGCTAAAACATCTAGCCTGAATTTTGATCGTTTGCGTGGCTGGTTGAGCGGGAAGGTTATTTCGGTTACGATCTTGTCGAAGTTGACCCCAAAGATATTGTTAGCATGAGAAACGACAAATGATTGTAGCTCTGATTCTGTCGCGAACTCAGAATGGTCATATATCAAAGGGATCAGGTCTTTTTCCCTGTATGGGCCATCTGTGTATTCTGGCGGTTTTTTTGTGGTGGGTGCTTTCTTTGGCATGTTCTCTTTTTATACCTACTTGTAAAAAAAATCAAATATATTTTATTTTAGGGCTTGACATTCATTCTTCTTTGTATTATTCTTCTTCTTAACAGATTATGAGGAGGTAAATTATGAAATGCCGCTGTAGACACTGCGACTTGGAATGGGATTCTAACCTGCCGGATGGACCGCGAGCCTGCCCTTCATGCAAGTCGTATCAATGGAGAGGGAAACAGGTGCAGGTTGAGCCGGGCAAGCGCCTGGTCCAGCCCTTAACCAAGGGAGGTAAGTGATGGACAAGGAAATAATTGAATTGATCGGAAGATACGGGATTTCTGGCATAGTGGTCTACAAGATCATGGATTTCCTTGAATTTGTAGCAGTATTCGCGCTGTTGGCATGGCCTGCCCGAGCAGTATGGACATGGTTCAAGGGAAAGGATATCTTATGAGCACTCTTAAGCTCATTGATTCCCTAGTCAACCTGGATTCCAAGATCGAGCGGGGAGTATCTGACGCTGAGGACTGGGCGGCGAAGCGGGAGACCGTGATCGGCTTCATGGTGCTGGCTGTGCTGGTGATGTTTATTCTTTGGGTAGTAAACTATTGAAATAAGGAGGCTATTGTGTGCGAATTCCCAAGCTGGATAGAACAAAAAGACGGAACGATCTTGTTCCTGACCGACAAGGATATCAAGCATCATCATCTTGAGGTCAAAGATTCCATCGGACATTCTGCGATTCGCAAGTTATATCCCGGTGCGGCAGGGATGGACAAAGAGAACTTTCCCGCGCATCCGTTCGTCATGAAAGCCCTTAAGTCGGGTAAGATGAAGGGGATGGCTGAGTACAAATTCGGGCCAAACTGGAAGAATGTAATTGGTGTTATAGAAAAAGCATCCGACAAATCCTTATACTTTCACGCAACCAAGCCAATTAATTTAGATGATCTGCAAAAAGTCGCCGACGCTTTCAAACCTTTCACGAAAGCAAAACTGTCTGTAGAAACAAAATCTTTCACCACCAG